ACATAGAATAGGTGAAAAAGTAAAAAAAAATAAATATATATTATTTTTACGTATAGAAAGGGATTCTATACATCAATTTTTTATGATCCTAAATTATATTAGGGTTGGTTTTCAAAAGGAGATAATAACAATGAAAACAACAAACAAATCTATTTTAAGTGCTTTAGTTTTAACATCTTTAATTGGCGGTGTTGCTGGTGCAACAACTGTAACCGACAATGATATTAATGTCGGTCAAGGGAATACTAACAACGCATCCTATACAATGAGTGTAGGTCTCAATAACAGCGTTAATTCCAGAAACACCATTGCTGTAGGTGAAGGTAATTACGTTAACTCTGAAGGGTCCAGAGTTGGCGGCTACCAAAACAGTGTAATTGGTAACTATAGTAACGTGACAGGGTACCAAAACCATGTTAACGGCACTTCTGTGAATGTGTCTGGCTACAATAATACTGTGAACCAAGCACAAAACGGTCTTGTATTTGGTAACTCCAATACAGCGAATGGTGAAAACGCATTCGTTGGTGGCGAAAATGCCACAGCAGATGGCCGCAATGCTTTCGCTTATGGTGCTAGTGCATATGCTCAAGCATACACATTTGCAATGGGTACTAATGCTACAGCAAAAGCAGCTGACGCTATTGCATTAGGTAATGATACGAAAGCATTAGGTACAACAAGTATCGCACTTGGCCTTGACAACACTGTTAAATCCGATAATACAATTGCTATCGGTGCTCACAATGGCGAAATCAATGCTATGCAATCTGTTGTAACAGGTTATAATAACCAAGTAGTTGGTTCTGACCCAGAACAATTGATTTACGGGTCCAACAGCAAAACATCTGGTCAAGGTTCCATCGTTGTTGGTACACATAGCGAAGCAACTGCTATCGATGCAACAGCTATCGGTAACAATGCAATCGCTAATGTACAAAATTCCGTTGCTATTGGTACTAATAGTACAACTGAATTGGGCGTTGATGTAGCCAATATTCAAGACGGTAATAGCGATATTCGTTTCAAAAATATTGACTTTGCTGGTGCTCATGCTGATTCCGTAGTATCCTTTGGTGCTAATGGTACTGCTGGTTATGGTGGAGTAAGCGAGTATAAGCGTCAGTTGCAAAACGTAGCAGCTGGTCGTGTAAATGCAACTTCCACGGATGCTATCAATGGCTCACAGTTATACGATACTGCGTTGGAAGCCCAAAAGCATAATACTATGGAAAATGGAGTAAATACTACTGTTACATCCACAGACAACAACTTTGGACGTAAAGAGTACAAAGTTAACGTCAATGCAGATTTAAACAAAATGAATTCCGTAAACTTCGGTGAAACAACAGATGCTGTACATAACCATGTAACTAAAACTGGTATGACAACATTCGATGGTGACATCGATGCGCATTTCGGTGCGAACGGTGTTCATTTAGAAAACCGTGATAATTTGGATGCAACAGAATATACTATGGACGGTATGCGTGCTAATTCCAATGGTAAATCTGTAGTATTTGGTACTGACGGTATCAACGCAGGTAACCAAGTTATCAATGGTGTTGATACTGGTGTAGCTGATACTGATGCTGTTAACGTAAAACAATTAAAAGATTATGTAGCAGCAAATGACAAAGATACACATGCCACTGTAACAGCAGGTAATCGCGTATCTGTAACTACTAGCACGAATACAGATGGGACACCAAATTACACAGTAGGTATTGACCAAGCTACTAGCAATCAAATTAATAACAATAGCTCCGCTATTAACAATTTGAATCAAACGATCAATAATGTAAATGATCGTTATGATAGTTTGACACGTACAGTTTCTAATAACCAAAAAGAAGCTCGTCGTGGTGTCGCTGGTGCTGCCGCTGTAGCTGCATTACACCCACTTGATTTTGACCCAGACCATAAGCTTGATATTATGGCTGGCGTAGGTCATTTCAAAGGTCAAACTGCAACAGCATTGGGGTTAGCTTACCGTCCTAATGAAGACGTTATGTTCACATTAGGTGGTGCTATCAATGGTAGCGATTCTGTATTGAATGCGGGTATCAGCTACAAAGTGGGTGCTAAATCCAATGTATCTCGTAGCCGTGTAGCAGTGGCTAAAGATTTACAAGACTTGAAAGCAACAGTAGCGAAATTACAAGCTGACAATGAAAAATTGAAAGCTATTGTAAATGCAGTAACTGGTGCTAATATGACAGTGGACCAAGACAAATTGTTCCCAGATGTTCCAAGCAATCATTGGGCATATGAAGCAGTGGAAGGTCTTCGTCAACGTGGTCTTGTCATCGGTTATGAAGACGGTAATTTCAAAGGCGACCGTTTGTTGACTCGTTATGAATTTGCACAAATCGTATATCGAGCATTACAACGTACACAAGAAGCTGGTCAAGAAATTGACACTCGTTTGGTTGAAGAATTCAGCCCTGAAATGGCTCGTTTCAAAGTAGATCAAATGGGTAAAGGTATTGAACGTGTACATGTGCAAACTAGTACAAAAGATGTACAACGTGATACATACGGCACAATCTTGAAATAAGATACTAAAAAAGAGAACCTTCGGGTTCTCTTTTTTTATTCAATATTAGTTATATTTATATATTATTTAGGTATGAAAGTATAGTTTCATATTCATTATTTTAATTAAAGGAGACGAATGATATGAAAACAAGAACTACAATGTTAACAGCTTTGGTAATCAGTGCATTAAGTGGTGTTGTTATGGCAGCACCTGATGTGGCAGTAGGAACAGGTAATGGTGTCAATTATGGTACAAATTCATATGCTCCTGAAGCAACAAATGTAGCGGTAGGTAATTCTGCTACAATCGATTATGCTAATGGTGCGGCTAATCGAGCTGGTGGTGATATTGCTATTGGCTATAAGGCACACACAGGCAACTATGTAAATCAAGGTGGTGGTATTGCGATTGGTCAAAACGCATTTTCTGAAAACATGGCAGGTAATCAAGAAATGCAATTTAACTTTAATCAAACCACGTTCCAAGGTAGTGGGTTTATGGGATTACGCTCCCCATTTATCCCATCAGATCCATCTAAAGTATCTACTGGTATTGCAATTGGTCAAAATGCGTATGCTCGTTCTGGTTCCATCATGATTGGTACTCATAATTACAAAGGAACTATGGGTGACAATGCAGACTTGGATACTACAGAAACAGCTATGCGTAATGCTAACGTAAATGTGAATGCTACTACAATTGGTAACAATTCTCATACCAATGCCGCATTTGGCACTAATGTAGGTGCCTATAATATTATCACTGGTTCTTATACTGGTGGTAATACATTATCCCATACTGATGCTGCTAAAAACTTCGGTTCCACGATTGTGGGTACATTAAATACCGTTGAATCTAAATCAGCTACATTAGACCATACAGGTATCGCTAATACGATTACAGGTATTGCTAATAGAACGGCGAATACTAACGGCACAATTATTATGGGTGCTGGTAATGAAGTCACTAATAGTGTATCCTACTTAACTGGTGCTCCAACAAGTGGTGCTAGTACACCTAATAAATTAGCAGAAAAATTACGCACTGTATTGCAACGTAATCATAGTGGTGGTTCTACTGCTGTGATTGGTGGTGGTAACAAAGCAGATTACACACAAGCTACTAGTATTATCGGTATCGATAACGTAGTGACTGGTACAAATGCTAATAAGGCATCCAATAACTTTATCGTGGGTAATAATCATACTATCACTAATGCAAGTGATGTCATCGCTATTGGTTCTACAAGTAGCGGTGTAACTACAACAGCAAGTAATTCTGTATCTATTGGTAAAGATGCAAATGTGCTTGTAGATGGTGGTGTAGCATTAGGTGGTCAATCTGTTGCTAATACAGCAGCAGGTGTAAGTGGCTATGATATTTCTACAAATGCAGCATCCACAGAAACAAACAGTACTTGGCGTTCTACTGCATCTGCCGTATCCGTTGGTGATGTAGACAACAATGTCACACGTCAAATCACTGGCGTATCCGCAGGTTTTAATGATACAGATGCTGTCAATGTAGCACAATTGAAAAAAGTGGCTGCTACAGCAGGTAAAGAAACAACCATTGTTACGGGTACTAATGTGAATGTGAATACTGACACAAATGCGTCAGGTGGCACTGAATACACCATTGATATCAATCGTGATTTAATTAATATGGGCACGATTGAAACAAAAGATGGCGCTAACCATACATATACAAAAGGTGATGGTGTACAAGTAACTGACGAAAGTGGCAATGAATCTAATCTTACTAAAGAAGGATTGACTGCTACAGATGGTACTAATACAGTTACTTTCACTACAACTAAAGTGGATGTAGCGAATAACCGTATTCAAAACGTAGCTGATGCTGTCGATAATAGTGATGCTGTTAACTTTAAACAATTAAAGCAATATGCAACGAATGCAGCATCTTCTGCGGCAAGTACTGTAAGTGGAACTGGTGCAGTAGAAGTGACTACATCCACTAACACAAACGGTTCTACCAATTACAATGTAGCATTGAACACTGACCGTGTACGTGATATTGCTAAAACTAGCAATCGCTATGCAGGTGATGATGTAATCAAAGTAGAAAGATGGAGCAATCCAACTGGCTCTGCTGACTTAACCTCTTTCAAATTCAATGCGGATAAAGCTGCTGAAAAAATTAATATCGGTTATACTGCTAATGGTGGTACTGTATTAAAAACTACAGCAGCAAAAGGTTTCAATTTTGTAGATGGTGACCATATCAATGCTTCTGTATCTGCTGATGGTAAAGTGAAATTTGATTTGGACCATGCGGTAACAGATCAAATTGATAGCAATACAACTAAGATTAATAATCTTGAAAACGCT